CGGAATACAGGTTTCCCGCAGCGTCCGTCCAGTCGAACTTTTGGTATAGGTTTACACTTGCCATTTGGCATCTCCATGTACAGGTTTTTGAATGACTTCCTCCCCCCGGTAGGGGAGAGGAGTCTTGAGTTGTTAGTCAAAGGAAACTAGACGTTTCCAAATCCTGCGCCGTTGAAGTAAACACTCTTCAACACTCCATCTGCAAGCACTTCAAGCGGGAGGGCCAGGACTACGTCTGTCTCTGTAGTCGTGGCAATCAACTCGCCTGTAGTTGCTTCGCAAGTGCAAGGAACGCCAATGGCGGTTGTATCGCCACCGAGTGCTTCCACGATTCCACGGAAGCGGACCATGCCGGTCGCATCATCCGCAATATCTTCCAAACAAACTGCGTGAAGTTGTCCGGTGATTGGGGGATGGGCTGCCTCAATGACATTTGCCCAAATACTTGTTGATGAACCAACAATAGTATCTGTAATGGCAGCGTCACTTGTAGTAGCCAAAGTTCCAAACTTTACAACTTCACCCTTATTCTTCGCTCCACCCCGAGCCGTAACACGGACATCGAGTGTAGAGGGTGTAAGACCTAGTGGGCCTTGTACAGATGCGTCAAACATTGGTATTTACCTTTCTATGTCAAGGGGTCACAGTCCCAGGCTTACGCCTGCGGACAAATGATTCCCTGCCGTTGACGGCTGTTACAGAAGAGGTTCCACCAACAGTCAACAGGCTGCACGGTCGTGAACGGCTGATTAGGATGCCGCATCGGATCATGCTTCTCCATGTACCGACGTGTGTGATACACGGGGGTCATGTAGTTGCCATTGAGCCACCAGTAACGAAAGCCATCAGGAGTGGAGCCTGATTCAGACGCACTCGGAGTCGTGCCGTTGATCGTGGCACTGTCCAGTTGCGCGACATAAACGAGGTCGATACCACTGTACTGAGGCATGTTGTACGCTGGATCCTGCTTGTTCACCAGGGTGTCGTTCGCGTCACGAAGCATCCTCTTGTAGAGGTTGATTCCGCCACGGGAGCAACAGATGAACTGACGATTCAGCTTGTCCTTCTCAAAGTATTCCTGCTTGGTAGCAGGGGGAGTGAACTTCACTTTGAGGAACATCTCATCAAACTTGTCGAGGAGGCCATCCTGGTCGCCATCTGAATCGTCCGGGTCATCGTAGTCGTAGCGGGAAACTTGGTTTCGCCACTTGGACTCGTTCGCCGGGTTGACCCCCATGATCGTGGTATCACTTGTCCACGGAACATAGGTGGTGCCGTCCGTACCATCATGCTCGGAGATGAAAGCCGGGATGCTGAACGGGAGGGAACCAGTGTTTGTTTCCATCTCGCTTGCATTACCGCTGGCCTGCTTCCACAGGTCGCCTTCCATTCCGTTCAGGAATGAAGTCCAAAGACGCATCTCCTTGATCCGCTTCAGTCGCTTGTAGGCGACCTTCTGCGCATCGCGGGAGAGTCCTTCGGACACGTTGAGTTCAACTTCTTGATCCGTCCACGACATGTGGTCGACGGAGAAACGCCAGTTGATCTCCAGGTCGGTGATGACCTGTGGATTGCTCCATGAGAACGTGGCGTTCGGCTTGTAGTGGTCATACGTTGAGGCTTCGTCAAAGAGGATCGAATCGTTGATCGTCTTGCCACCCTGAACGGAGACATCCGTTCCCTTACCCTTGAGAAATCTCCCAAGGATGTAGGTGTTCTTGACAGCCTCGTTGATGACATCTTCAGCCGAAGTCAGGTAACGGGGACCCGTCACCTTCATGAAGTCGTTGAAGTTGGCTAGTGCTGTGCCAGCCATAAGTCATACTCCTTCTCGGGGCAATCGCCCCGGAAACTATCCATTGTAAGCAGCGGAAGCCCCGTCATACCCCTTGCCCGAGAGCAGTGCGTCCAGGGCATCGTCTTCACGATCATGGACGGACTTGCTCATCGCCGGGCGAGAGGTTTGAGATGTGACTGTAGGTTGCCCGGATTCACGCAGCGAGTGCTGCTTCTGCTCCAAGGCATCCTGTTCCGCTACCTCTGCAAACCTGAGCCTGTATGCGTCGGCCATGAGGTCGTCCATTGTCTCATACTCGCCAATCGTGGCAAGTTTTGACATCTGTTCGACCACCGTGGCGAATGACTCATCATCACTCAGGCGGGGGAACCGTTCCCCCAATCGACCCCGAGTTTCATCGATCGCTCGACGTTCCACGTCCTGATACAAGTGCTGGATCATTTCCTGCTGTTGATGAAGGATGTAGGTAGTCTCGTTCACGAGTTCACGAATCGGGGACATGACGGCTGTTGCGGCATCCTCGCCAAAGATATCGGATATCTCGCTCTCGTAACGGTTGATCATCTCAACAGAATCGGTGGGTTGGGTGGCTGATTGATCTTCACCAGTACCCTCCTCCTTGCTGTCAGATGTCTCGCTAGATTCTGCGAGTTGGGACTCGAGTTCTTTGACTTTGGCACCATAGCCATCAACGTCGGCCTGGACCTTGGCTCTCTTGAGTCCCCAATCAATGACTGATTGAGGGTTCTCTTCTGCCATCTGGTCAATGACCGAACGCGGCACGCCATCCCTTTGCAGGGCGGCAACTGCCTTGCCGTAATCTTCGGACGATAGTTCAGCAGGTTTGCTGCTGTCAGGATCCTGGACCGGCGTTTCATCAGACACGGCCTCATCGGCCACGCCTGGGTGAATGCTTTCTTTGGGGGAAGACTCCTCTTCCCCACCCATCAACTCGTCGAGAATAGCGTCATCCGCAGAGTCGTTGCTCAGGGTGACGCCCTCGGACACTGGAACCACGGACTCAGTTGTTTCAACTGCTGCCGGTTCCGGTGCTACGGTGGTGGTTGGTTGTTCTTGAGGTTCGTTTTCCATGGGTATCTCCTTGGGGTTCAGCCTCGTGGGTAGTCCCTATTCCTTCGCCATGTCATGTTCTGCAGCCACATTACGTTCATGTGCCTGCGACTTGATGATCGGTTGTCCCTTGTTGTTGCAGTCGCACCCGTTGATATTCCGGGGCAGGGTCCTGCTTATGTATGGGTACTTGTGTGTCTTTCGTGCAATGCCAGCCCTGTCGAGTATGAAGGAGGCAATCCTGCGACAGGTGGACCCGCCGATCTCCACGAGATCGCCAATGCGAGGGGCGTCGTTGTACTCGAAGTACGCTTCCACCTTGCTGCCATCCTTCTGGTTGACGAACTCGTAACTAGGCATCAGAAGCCACCCTCCTGCGGTGCCGCCGACATCTGTGTTGCTTGGATGTCAGCCTTCTGCTGGGCCGATGCAAGCTGCTGTTGCTCTGCTGCCGTCTGCTGCTGCTGCTGCATCAACTGCCCGAGCATCTCAGAGTCAATCAGGCCGGAGAGATCAGGCATGTTCATGGAGTCGCCAAGTTTGTTGAGCATTCCGTTCCAGTCCACGTATGGCATCTGCGGCATGGCCGATGCAACATGGGTAATGATCTGGAAGGCTTCCATGGCCCGGTGTTGCCGGAGCCCTTCATTCACACGCTCCATGCTATAGGCATCCACCTCGAGTTCCAGATCATCAAATGACCCAGAGTCATCCATGCCTCCAACGAACCAAGGTTCGCCCATGCCCAGTTGATCAGCGGCATCTGCGCCGAGGGGGAATGCGACCCTATCATCGTTGTGCATGAACCACGACACCTTCATGAGCGTGTTTCGTACCGACTCCTGGAACTGCTGGCGGATGTAGGCAAGACGCATGGTCGAGGAACCTTGGGCAATGCTGACCTCGGTCGCCGTGGCATCGCCCGTGACGTTGCCCCGCATGGCATCATGGATGCCGCTGTTTCGGTCAAGACGATCGCGGGCCATCTGGATGTATGACACCTGCTGGTTCGTGATGCCGCCAAGTTCCATCTGGATGACGGAATCGTTGTCCAGACCCTCTACCGGAACCACGAAGTCATGGGGCTGCGACTTGACATCCTGAACGAGTTTCTTGTTCTTGGAGTCTACGAGGATGAGTCGCTTGTAGTTTGCTGCAGAAGCCGAGGCCGACCGGATGTGGTCGTTCAACTCGTTCATCTGACCGGCGGATGCCATGATCGGGGACAGTGGGTATGGAGAATCGGGCACGTAGTACGCTCCGTACATCGTGTACGGTCCAGTCGGGGGTCCGTAGTACGGACGCGGCTCTCGAATGAAGTCTGATTTCTTTGAGTCCTTCTCGCCGTAATAATCGCCTCCGGCAGCGATGGTGAAGATGGTTCCATGGAAACCAAACTCAGGGCCGGGACTGTTCTTCAACTGGATCTCAGGCACCCATAGGTCATAGGCAACAACCTCATGTCGCTCAGGCGCTTCCCGATGTCGAGACTCTTCGCCTATATCATCGTGCTCCCAGGACTCGGAGAGGTTCTCGATCACATCGCCGTTCCAAGAAGGATCCAGCTTCGACTCCTCGATGAGGTCCTCCTTGTCCCTGACCCACATGTGACCCATGTACCTGGCCTCGGGGACACTGATGGCCACGGGGTCGATGATGAATCGCTTGGGAGAGATGCGGTAGCAGTTGGGCCAATACGACTTGTACTTGGCCTGCGGATCCTGCCCAGGCATTGGAGCCTGTGACGTGAGAACCACACCGTAGGTGAGGAGTGTGTCGTATGCAGTCCGCTGAATAACACTCCTGACATTCGTATCCCTGACCCAGCGGTTGATCCCGTGTTCAATGGCCTTTGCCACGTCGCCCTGTGATACAGGCCGTCGTGATGTGACGCGAACTCGAGGGTTATCGTGGATCAACCTGGGGACCGTCAGTGACAGGTACTCGTACACGTGGTTCTCAGGAGCAAACTCCTCCACGTCCAGGCCACCATACATGGGGCCCACGTAGTCCTTCACGAGATCGCCGTAGTGTTCAAGGTGACTTTCGCGGAAGCGTTCAGCCGACTCGATCTCTTGGTACAGGTTTGAAGGTGTGGTGTCTAGCATTATGCAAATCCAGGCCCGCCGCCTCCGCCGTAAGACGGAGTGATTGGCGGGAACTTAGTTACCCCAAGTCCAAGGGGTGTATCCATTCTGGCTGGGGAAAAACTAGGACTTCCCATCATTTGTCCCCATTGCCACCGATCAGCGGGCCTCGCTGGGGCATAGCCTGGAATACGGGACATCTGTTGCCAAATGTTCCCCTGCTGCCCGGCGAGCATGTTCCCGATATCACCAGGCTTCGGGAGAACAAGCTCCGGCGCGCCAAGCATCCCGCCCATCATCCCACCCATCATCCCGCCTCCTGGAAGTATGTCCATCATGCGGTTACGGGCATCCTGTTGGATGTTCTGCTGAACCTGAGGGAGTACGCCCCCAGGGCTTTTCTTTCGTGGACGAGATGGTGACGCTCCGTATGCCATGTTCAGTATCCCATTCGACGGCGGGGGGCTTTCTTCTTCTTCTTCTTCTTCCTAGCAGCAGACGCAGCCTTCTTACCGGCGGCTGTGTATGGGTATTTCTTTCCGTTTACTCGTGGCATGTTCAACTCCTTATGGAAATGGGATGAAGATGTTGGGGCCTTCATCGTCCTCATCTTCCCCATCATCCTTATCATCCTCTAATGTTTCTTGGTCACCCCATGATTCGATCTGGTCAACATCGACCTCATCCATATCATCGTCCTCATATAGTTCCCCGCTCATCCTGTCTTCGGGATACCCGCATCCCATGACAGTCTCCTCCGTCACTATGGCAAGGAGATCATGAGTGAGTCCAAGCAGGGCACGAGGATCCTTGGCCGCTAGTATCGCCCAGCCCTCTGGACCCTCAACGTCACGGCCCTGGATGTACATCCATCCTTCATTCCCCTCGAAGTCGAGCTTGTCGATCAGGGTCCTGCAGGAATACTTGATCCCATCCATGGCACGTCCAGAGAAGTACGTCATGTCATTGACTCCCATACTTCCGAATGCTTGAGGATCTCACCGGCTGTTCCAGGAAGGAACGTGGGGGAAACACTCTCGTATTGAGGCATCTCCTTGCGAAGGAATACGCAGCCCGCGTAGGCAATAACCCTGTCGCCGTGCGACTCGCGGGCACCAGTACGCTCGTCCCTCATCGTGCCTGGTCCAATGCTGCCATCCTCGAAGTACATGTACTCGAGCATTTCCTTCAGACCAGTCTCGGACTGGATCATGATTTCGTTCTTGGTGATGGATCTGGATAGGGCAGAGAGGAGAATGCGTTTGTTCCTTCGATCGCTCCGCCAGCCATACCGACGACTCTTGCGATCAGTCCTCTGTCCTGTAGCCCGCTGGTAATATACATTCCGATAGTCCTGGCGTCGAACATCCTCGTAGAATGCTTCGCCCGGCCCGTTCACTTCCCAACCAAGGAATGCCTCCTTGACTCCACCACTGAAGACGGTCGTGCCAGCGAGTGCCACTTCTTCCGCCAGATCGTGGGGTGATATGAAGGGGTCGACGAACTCGGCCACGATCGTCCCGTCAGACACGGACATGACCCCAACAGCAGAGTTGCTTGAACCCTTGCCCGATGCAATGTCTGCGAACATCACGTAGTTGTCCGCCTCGGGAATGTCCCACACATACCAGCGGCCAGAGTCAGTCTCGAAGAACTTGCCCTTGTCAATCTCGCACCGCTTTGGTGGCTTTGCATTGCCCTGGATATGTCGGGAAACTGCGGAAGCTGAGAAGAAGAGATCGCCGGAAGTGGTGTGGTCAATCAGTACGTTCTGGCCTATGTCAGCCGTATCTCCACGTCGATCGACCTGATATTGGAACCATGGAGTCCACCAATACCAACGACCAGCGGTGCCGGTCATATCGCCATCTTCGTCCATTCTCCATTCTCGTCCCTTGCCTTTATAGGGATGATCCCAGTATCCAAGTGTCACGATTCGCGGGGAATCCTTCTTGATGCCCCGCTCCCAAAGCCTTGTGAACTCCGTGCCAGAGCCCAGGGGCGTGGAGTTTGCAATCCTGCATGAGGTCGTATCCGCAGCCGATTGCCACGCGGCTCGACCATTCTGCATGGACGCCATCTCATCAAACAACACGATGGTACGGCGACCGCCACGGCCAATATGCTCGGTCGTGGCCTGGCCGGAGATGGTCGCGCCCGTGACAGGGTTCACCAACTGCATGTGGCTCCGGTTCCTGTTCCCGCGCTGGAAGTCGTCGTACTTACCCGGAACCATGCTCGGCGGAAGGTTCTTGATGATGTAGTCGATCTTCCAGAAGAGGGTATCGGGGTCGCCTGAGCGATCCACGAGATCCTCAACGCGGGAGGTCAGGAGAACCTGAGCACCGGGGGAGAACATCCACAGCCATGTGGCCATCGTTATGCAGATCCAGGACGCGCCCATGTCACGAGACTTGTCGATCAGGGCATCACGTCCCTCGTCCATTGCGGACTTGAGTTCCCGGAATGCCTTGTTCTGGACAGGCCATGTGATGAAGGGGACATGCTGCTCCTTTGCCGGAGTCTCGAACCCATCCTTGTCCACCGTCTTGACGTTGTATGTCCACACGAAGTAGTTGATCCAGAACAATGGAGAGCGACGGCACAGGTCGAGAACCTGTTCCCGTGTCTCTTCATGCTCCACTGCGAAGAGGAGTGTCTCGCGTTCCTCAAGGTTACGATCCAGTCGGGACCAGATCATGGCACCGGAATCAGGATCCTTCCAGAAGTCTGGAATCGTGATGCTCGATACCTTGGGGGGGGGCGGGGACTCCTTCGGGGAGATCCGGGTTGTTTCCTTCTGTGAGGGCATTGAGTCTCTGAATGATGTGGGCCAGTGGAGGAGAGGCGTGATTCACCTCAATAGAACCTCCGTCTGGTCCTGATATTTCGTGTTTCCGTTTCGTGTTGAACAGCTCGGGGTAGAACGCCTTGAGATAGAGTTCCTTGGCCTTGGTGTCTCCCTCGTCGAACGCATCCTTGAAGCCGATGGCGAATGCCTTCTCGGCCAGGTTGTCCCAGACCGAGAGAAATGCTCTGCGGTAGGTGGGTGACTTCTTGAGCCAAGCGTTGTGAGTGTCGGACCTGATGGCAGTAGCCTTGGCCGCACCTCGGATCGTGAGGATCTTGGCGAAGTTCTCGAGGAAGATCGTCTGCCGCTTGGTGAGGGGGGTGTAGGCGATACCGCTCACCTCGTCCTCCGCCGCACGGGCGCGAACTGTCTCGATCGTCTTGGGCCATGGAAGTCCGCCTCTGCTCATTGATACCTCGCAATGTAGAGATAGATCACGGCAACACCATCACTGGTTCCACCGTTGGTTCCCTTGAATGTCAACTGACCAGAACAGGCCATTCCATTATCCAGGTCTGTCTGGGTAATCGTGGTAGGGTCTGTAGCAACGGCAAGGTTGTCTCCCTTATCATTGAGAAGATTTACCCCAAACTCATCCTCAATATCGAGATCCCATGAGTTAGTCGGAGTAGTACCACCATAGTCAATGAATACCTGAACTAGATATCCGTAGTAACTGTGGGTTGTAGTCAGATCGGTAATACTTCCACTACTGGCCGAATCAAATGTCAATGTCGCTTTGACAACCTGCATCGCCCTGTCATGATGTTCCGCATTTATTACGCCTGCCATATTTCACCTTCGGCATTATTGCCGGAAAAGTCGTTTTCTCTTTTTGCCCCTGCCTGGCCCGAGTCCAGGATGAGAGGCTGATCGTGTCTTGGCCGCTGCTCCGCCGCCGGTTACATACTTCACAGACAACAGGGGTCTGTCGGCAGTCGTGCCGTGGTCACCAGTCTTGAATACGAACCACGCATAAGTGCTTCCAGTTTCGGCTGACCCCTTGAATACAATGTTCAGAACCTTGCTTCGTTTGTCAACTGCTTCCCTTACCAGGGCCGTGATGTCAGTCGTAATAGTCCCGGCAGAAGAGGGCATGGCACCAAGATCAATGCCTGTCCCGGTCGAAGATCCGCCCGCAGTAGACCAGTTGTTTGATCCGTCCTTGGCCGTCCACGTTGGGTAGTCGGAGGATTCTGTCCAATCCGTTTCCGAACTTCGGTACGCCTCATAGTTTAAGGCACCACTTCCGCTTGCATCGGTCAAGACCAATGTTAACACTCCAGAAGTAACAATCGCACCATTGGGAATCTCATCCAAGCCCATGTAGATAACACCCCTGTAGATTATGTTCCCGGACTTCCCTGACTCAAGACCAATCGTCATCAGCCCTGCTGTGCCGTTGTTCGTAATAGTTCCACCGTTTGCTAATCCACCATCCTTGAAGGTGCCGCCTCCTGAAACGCCGTCCTGGAATGATGCAGAAAGTGTCATCAGTGAACATCAATCCCATACTGAACCCGAACAACCCTGCATGAACTTCCGCCCCTCTCGTAATCACGACACGTCTTGGGCCGGATGTCGTACCTGCTGCACTTCTTACCTGCATCCAACCATACGCAGATCATGTTCCGCTCCCTACCAGCAGACCTGTAGAGGGCCAGTTCGATCTGAACATCATTAGGCAACTCCCCAAGTTCGTCCGCCGTAAATGGAGGGAGACTGACATCCATGCAGCATGCGCCGCATCCATCACAGTTGTTGATGACAGGAAGTTCCAATGATTCATTATCCCTTCTTGCCCCATGGGAGCCTTGCCCAGGCCCAGCCAAAGAAGTTTGTGTGCTGAAGAACAGCACCGCTTACAAAGCAAACCACACCAACAAGAATCAGGTAGGAGAGAGATGTCATTTCTTGGGTTTCCTGAGAACCGATACCGACTCAATCGCATCCGCTGCTTCAGTGTCAGTAAGGGTGGACGAGTTGCCGTCCGAACGAATCGCCTCTGCCATAGCCTTGGCTCGGCGGGAAGTCTTCCATCGGTCCCAAAGGCGACCAAGGAAGAACACAAGTACAGCAGCACCTGCTATGCCAGCAAGAACCGCAACGGGGATCACAAGGTGATCCAGTATTTCAAGTAGAACAATCGGGGAGATTGCCAGTATCACACCAACAGCCAGAATCGCTATGAACTGCTTGCGGTCCAGTATGAAGAACGCTGGGATCGAGGCAAGTAGGAATAGGCTGGACGCGAACGTGATTGGCCACAGACTTCCAGAGGAGGTCGCTGCGTCCACGAGCCCCCCCGCGAGCTGTGAGTCCGGCCCATTTAGGGGAAACGCCTTGTGCGAGGCCGACTGCGAACAGCCAATGAGGGACAGGGGGGCCGTGGTACATGCAAGAATGAAACGGGTCATGGTCGAATCCCATCGAGATTCACCTCGACACGCTCCATACGGTCCTTGAGCATGATCTGGTTTGCCGCCACCTCTGTAAGCAATCGGTCGTGCCGTATCCATCCGAAGATGACCAGGATCACGACCGGCATAAGGATACCCACGAGCGTGAGCCAATCCCTCACGCTCAGGGTCACTACTTCGGCTGATTTCCCTGTACGGGTCACATCAGTGAACTCAGTTGTGGGGGCATCCCCGGAAAAGGTAAGCCGCTTTCGCCCACTTCTACGCAGGAACCCTAACAAACATCTACCGATAGTTCAACCTTTTTGCAAAAAATACCCCGACTGGGAGTCAGCCGGGATATTCACGAGTTCACAACGAGCAAGCCCGTGTGGCGAAAGTGCTGGTTATTCCGCCTCCTCCAATATCGTGTCGGCCAGTTCGTTCAGTTCGTCCTTACTCGCAGCTCGAACAAACAGGGGCGTGGACTTCCCCACCCACGCACTGACCGTATTGAACTCCAAGTATTCCATGGCCTCGTCTGCCGTCATCCCATCTCGCTCAATCAAGATCCTCACACACTTGTCGTATGAATAAACGATCACAGTCGGCAAGTCATGCCGACTCGTCCATCCCAACAATGCCTCATCAAACCCATCTGCAAATAACATATCTACCCCACTTTCGTTCTTGGACCGGGAACATAAACACCACAATCATCATGGTAACAGCCTCTATCATCATGGTAATGGCCTCTGTGAGAAACCGGAAGGAGGATGGTTGCTAACCCTGCGATCCTGGGCACCGAAAGGGAACCTGCCCTCCCTCAGAACAAATAGATGGAAGACGTTCCCGAAGTCCCGCTTTCTGCTCTCCGATGGATACAACTCAACGGCCTCGTATTCTGGACCGACTAGGGTGTTCTTGATTTCCTGTAACTCCCGCCAATCATGACGGGCAGAGCCGTCTTGGTTTGAAATCGAGAGGACAATGTGATCTGGATTCTCTCGGTTCTCCCTGACGCTGTGGAGATCATTCTCCCATACCCTGAAACCCCCGGCCCAAAACATCACCCAAAGTTCGTGGGCTTCTTCCTTGGGACAACGGTATTCCCGCATGGTGGTTTCCAGAAACTCATCATACTCAGGAAGTTTCTCCCTGAACTTCCAAGTCGTGTCCCTAAAATCCATCTGGAAACCCACACCAGCAGCATACAAGAACAGTGGACCACGTGTGGCCCACTGCTCGGAGGGGAGGAGGAAGAAGAAGAGAAGAGTAAGTGCCGCTTGCCCCGCCGCACAGGAGCAACTGTCACATGGGTCCGCGAGGACACGGCGAGACATGCGGCGGAATCAGGATACCCGCCACCGCCATGGGTTGCAAGATCGTCACGCTTGTGTATATTGAAC